AGAGTAATTGGCTAAAATAAAAATAACAAAATTTAGACCGCAAACAGGTTCAGTAGCTGCTACAACTACTCCATTATTTGTATGGGAATTAGGTAATTTTAAAAGATTCAATTATGATATTAACTCACCTGTTTCACCAGCTCCTTTACCTGAAGAAGATTCAAATGAAAATATTCTTTTAAAAATTGAAGGTAATAGTTCACAAATAACAGTAGCTTGGAAAATAAAAGATGAAGCAACTAATAGATTAATTACAAATAATTCAGCAAGCGGGGATGGGGATAATTTTTTTGCTAGTAGTGGTAGTACAAAAACTATTCAAGAACAGGTTCATTTTATAAGAAAATTTTTAAGAGCATCTAGTATTGATGATTCTTATGAATTAAAACTTGAATATGATTCTTCTGATGAAACTAAAAATTTAACATGGCTTGGAACATTTACACAATTTCATTTTGATACAGCTGAAGTTGAAACACTTACACTTAATGCAAGTTGTAAATTTTTAGAAGGAAATGTTCAATCTATGTATGAACTTGATGCTTCTTCACCACCACAAAATTTTGTTATAAGTTCAGCTTCAAGTGGAACTTTGACATATACGTGGACAGCACCTTTATCTAGCGGTTCTTCAACTATTACAGGGTATAATTTATATTATTCATCTGATGGAACATCATATCAAAAATATTTCCATAATGCTACTTCAAGTCCAAAAACAATATCTTCACTTTCAGCAGGAACATATCATACTTATATGACAGCAATAACATCAGTAGGCGAAGGTCAACCTTCTGCACTTAAAGTAATAGCGGTGTCTTAAAATTGACACATTTAGCAAAGTGTGTGGTATTAGAAACTGATACATCATCTAGCCCCGCTACTCATTATTATTACCCAAGAAAAGCCAGTATTAAACATGAAGGAAATAAAAGACCTGACAGATTAACGGCAACTTTTGGATTTCCAAACAAAGTTAGGGAAGGTTATGAAGTGTCATATATACAAGATATAATTGATACAACATATTTATCAGGGGTATATCCTATGCAACTATCATGTTTTGATGAATCGGGATATGATCAAGATCCAACAGATCCCGCAGAATCAAGGTTTGTTAAAGTTACAAGCGGTAGATACAAAGGACATTATGCACTTGATTTTACTGCTGATGGTCAAGGTGTATCTATACCATCAAATAAAATTACAAATATTGATCTTTCAAAACAATTTGACATTAATATATGGTTTACTCCAGCTACTACACAATTACAAGATGGTAGTGATGAACCTATACTTTGGTCATTTAGATCATCTGATGCAGGTATGGATATAGGCATATCGGGAACAAATGGAAATAATAATTCATGGCGGGGGTTTGTTAGATATGAAACAACAGCTAGTAGTCTTATAAATACAATGACAGGAAGTAGTGAAAAAGCCATGACGGGAGCTCCCGTATATATAAGAGTAAAGCGTGGTTCAGATAATGTAATAAGATTATATGTTAACGGTGTTGAAGATGCAACTGCTTCAGAATCTAATAGTTTACAACCAACTAGCACTCCTATGGTATTTGGTGATACTGATGATTCTACAAGTGATGAATATAAAGGACAAATTCATTTAATTAAAATATATTGTGGAAGTGATTTGACTTTTGGTCAAGCGGAAAAAATGCGTATGTCAAGACCACAACCACAATTTATGAAATTTAATGGTCGAATTAGAAAAATGACAAGTAATCAATCATATAAGGAAATTCAATGTCAAAGTAATTCATATAGACTTACAAAAAGAACTCTAGGATCTAATTCCACACCATCTGCTATTGCACTTACAGGAACATTTAAAACTATTTTGCAAAACGCAGTTGATGAAATTGATAGTGATTTTAAAGTAAGAGCATTAGATTCATTTGCTCATATACCATTTTCAAGTTATAATGCTTCGGCATTAGGAAATATATATGAAGTGGGATCATTTTTACAATTTGCAGATATATTGTTAAATTATAGTAAAACAATAATGTATTTAACACCTAGAAAAAAATTGATTATAGAACAGGCAAGTAATGTAGATAATCAAAGTAGTTTAGTTGGTCATACAACTGATTATGTTTTTAATCAAAATGCAGAAATATATAGATATAAAATAACAAATTCAGAAGATAATGATGCTAAATTAGTTAATGAAGTTGTAGTTACGGGAAGATCAAATACAAGTGCAAATTCTTCATTTACACCAACATCAGGTATGAGAAGAACATTAAGAAGAAATGTGATGCAGTTAGATAACGCTATTGGATTAAAAGAATATGCAGATAGAGTAAGGGAAAATTTACAAGGTACTATTACTTTTGATAAACCACCTACAAAATATATTATACAAACACCTGCACCATGCCATTATGTAAGGTATAATCATATAGTAAAAGTAAAACGAAATAATGGAAATACAACAAGTATATCAGGAACACCTAGTAGAGTTATTGATCAATATGTTATAGTTAGACAAATTGAACATAGTTTTCCATCAGGTAAAACAATAATTAATGTAGGTGAAAATGATATTGATTATTTTGATGATGGAGTTAGTGTAAATAGAACACAATCAGGTTTAGTAGATACAACAATTTAGACAAAATCATCAGGTTTAAAATCTTTTTGTTTTACACCTAATTTTCTAGACCAATCTACAACATCAGGGGGCAAAGTTAGATCCCTCAAATGTTGTTCAATTTTACGCAACAAATCATTAGTAATATCTAACCTATCTTCTATCTCTTTAAACATTTATATTATAGAAGTTCCTTGTATATATTAATGTTTACACATAAAACAGAACACATTGTTAGACCATTCGTAGAATCTATGAACTCAGATGAAGGTCATTTTTATAAAACAGAAGCAGGTAAAATATATCCTAGTATAACAACTGTTTTAAAATTACTAGATAATAAAGAATGGTATCCATTTTGGATAGCTAAAATTGCAAGAGATGAAGGTATAACAGAAGCCCAAGCAGAAAAAAGAGCAGAAGAAATAGGTGCAGGTAGTATTAAAGTGGGAAATAGAATACATGAACTTGCAGAAAAATGGTTAAACAATATAACAAAATTTGATAATACAGATGAAGAATATGAAGTAGATATTGAAAAATTGTTTGATGTATTAGCAGATCATTTAGTAGATCATGTAGATAATATACATGGAACAGAAATAAAATTATATAGTGATTTACTTGAACTTGCGGGAACTGCTGATTGTGTAGCAGAATATGACGGGGAATTATGTATAATTGACTTTAAAAACAGCAGAAAACCAAAAACTAAATCTCAATGTAATAGTAAGGATTACTTTATACAATTATGTGCATACGGTAAAATGTGGGAATTTTGTACAGGTAAAAAAATAAAACAAGGTGTTATACTGGTCATATCATGGGATGGTAAATTAAAACCATTCAAGGTAAACCTAGAAGATTATGAAGCAAAGTTATATCAGAAGTTAGTCCTTGTAGAACAAAAAAAAGCCTTAAATACTATAACGTAAAAAATTATATATGGTTAAAATTATCGAGAAAAAGGATTTAAAAACAGGGGAAAAAGAGTTAGTTATTGATAAAAGAACACTACCAAAGAAAGTTCCAGCTAATTTTAAAAATTTAAATTATGCTAGAAACCTTCCACCTGAGTGCAACGGATGTCCATATAGACCACAAGAACTAGGGGGTAACGGTATATGTCCAAAGTTTGAAGCAGATTCATTATGTGTAATTAGGAAAGATATTTCAAAAATAGTAGATCAAACAGGTGGTAGAACACTTGATTTAATGGAAGCAGAATTTCATAATAATTTTGAAAAACTTGTATTTTTCGAGAGTTTAGAAGATCAGCATGGGGAATTAAATCCTGAAGTCACAAAGCGTATAAATTCACTTACCAATTTGGGTAAGGTTATTAGTGAAATTAAGACAAAAAGAGAAACCGTTGAAATTACCCAAAAGGAAACATTAACTGAAGATCAGAAACATGACATAGCAAAAACAGTTAAACTGAGTAGGGAATTACTAGATGAGTCTTAGACAATTACCACCTGTTGAATATGTAAAAGATCCTGTTGAATATGCCAAGATACTTGTAGAGTCATTTAAAAAATGTTCTTTTTTTGTAGATAAATATCTAGGGTTTGATGTATTTCCATATAATCAAAAATTTCTAGATTGTTATGATCGTTTCATTGTATATAGAACAGGAAGGCAAGTTGGCAAGTCAACAAATGCAGCTTTGAAGGCTATACACTTTGCTTATTTTGCACCATTATTTGCAAGCAATATAGATACAGGGGTGGCTAATGTGGTTATAGCTTCACTATCTAAAGATCAGGCTCACTTGATTTTATCTAAGATTAGTGAGTTTATACACATGAGTCCTACACTTAGTAAGAAAGTAACAAGAGAAATTAAGACAGAAATTACATTAGAATGGTATGATGGAACTGGTAGAACCAACTTTATTGTAAGACCAATCGGTGATACAGGTGATTCATTGAGGGGATTTACAGTTCATTATGCTATACTTGACGAAGCTGCATATATTCCACAAGTAGTATTTGATGCCTTTTTACCTTCAACAGTTACAACAAAACCACATATATTACTCACAAGTACACCAAAAGGAAAATCAGGTCAATTTTTCAGGTCATGTATGGAATCCCATACTATATATGAGCATGGTCAACCCAAAGAAATAGAAGGTCATAGTGATAAACAAAAGTTTCCATGGACACAATTCCACGTTACTACGTTTGATAATCCACTTGCAGCTAGCGATCCACAGGTTCTTAAACTCATTAGAGGAACAACTAAGGCAGCTGAACGTCAAGAAATATATGGGGAATTTCTCGATGGTGGTAATAGTTTAATCCCATACAACCTGTTACAGGAAGCCTTAACACCTGTTGATAGAAAATCATTTGAATACTATGATGCAGGCGTGGATACAAGCGGAAAAGGTGCAGATGAAACGGTTATTACCATAGTAGGTGTGAGGGATAACGTTGTTTACCCTGTTGAAATATATACAGAATTAACTACTGAACAACCTAAATTAGCCAAAAAGATTTCAGAATTAAATAGAATATATGGGTTAAGAAGAATATACATTGACGAAACGGGTATGGGTGATACACTTGTAGATTTATGTAAAGAAGTTGATCCTAATATGAGCATATATGGTGTCAATTTTAAATCAGATAAAACCAATTTATATATAAACTTAGAACGATTATTTGAAGAATTAAATGAAAAAGGGGCAGGAAGATTGATAAATTTGTCATTATTAGATGATTATAGTAAGGATAAACTAGTAGAACAGTTATCATATATGTATTGGGATCATGGTAAATTCAAAGATCAACAACCAAAAGTGCGTAGTGAACACGCTGATGATTATAGTGATAGTATTGCTTTGGCGTGTTTTGGGCAACAAAAAGTGGAATTTATGCGTGAAGTTCCTGATTTATGGGGATCTGAAAGTGCTGGGCATTATGAAGGTTGGTAGGCAAGCAAAAACCTTAAATACCAAGTATATATTAATTTAATATGCCATCTAATCCCTCTAAAGGCGACAGTAATAAAGATAATGAAGAATGGATCAGTATAGGCGGTAAAAAAGTTAAGATTGATCCTGATGAAGATAAAGAATCATTAACTAGAGATGTTATGCCAAGTTTAAGAGGGGAAAAAGAGAAAAATACTAAAGAAGCCCAAAAAGTATATAAAAGAAGATTTGATTTAATAAAATCAAGATTTAGTCCAAGAGATCAAGTAGTTTTTGCAGAATATAATAAATCAGGAGTTATTGCAGGTTTTAATGGTGACAAAGTTAATGTCATGTCAGAAGGAAGAATATATCCAGTTGCAAAAAACGACTGTTTCAAAAAATCTGAACTTTTAAATGATCGACATTGGGATACACTAACAAATGTCGATAGAGCCGAACTTTTAAAATCATGTAATTTACCAACTTATTATCATAAGCAAAATTGGGGAAATCTTTCACCTGATATTAGGGGAGCATTATTAAAAAATGTTTCACCAGCAGGAACAACTACTGATACAACAGGAGTTCATAATCCAGTATATAACCCTGTCAATGAAGAAAAAAGTGTTTCAGATACAGTAAAAGATGAAATCTCACGACAGCATAAATCAAAAAATCACGAGGAATCTGAGTCCGCAACGGACAAGAAACAATATTCCTAGGTGAATTTATCTGAAAAGACGAGAAAAAATTTTAAGATGTAAATGTCCATGCAATAGGGAATTACCATCTAGATATAAAGGCAGGCAAAAAATATTTTATGATTCACCTGTTTGCAGAAAAATTTGGCATGGTATGTCAGAAGAAGATCAAAAAATAAGATTAAAAGAAATGGAAGAAGCAGAATATTAAATATTTTTTGAAGCGTAAGTGCTTTTTGGTTCGCAGTTAGCTGGATGGTTTTTTTCGTATTCTGATAGTATTCTTTCTAGAACAACTGCATCACTTTCATATCCTTTTCGTTTTTGATCAGGTTGTGCATATTTTCTTATTCTCAATTTTTGAGATTTAAGTATGCTTATTGGTGTTGCAACTCTATTTGGATTAGATGGTCTTGCCATATAAAATAATAAAACCACATGGGATATATAAGTCTTTGTTTCTATAGTATGTTGCAAAGATTTATATGTAACAATATGATTTACAATGTATGTCGGATTTTAACAAATTTGGACAAAAATCAGGGGATTCCATAAATCTATCTGAAATCGGTGATAAAGTATTCACTATCACTGGAGTCGAGGACTCACCTTACACTGGTAAGGATGGGGAAGAAACTCCGGGTGTAAAGATTTCGACAGCTGAAGAATGGGAAAAAGAAGATGGTACAAAAGTATCTAAAATCCATACAACAAGACGAGCTGTTGTAAGTAAGCTAGTAGATGTAGATTTAAGGAAAGCACTTGAGGATGGGGAAACTTTTAAAGTAAAGTGTCCTAGTGAGAAAGTCAAAGCCAAAGGTGGTGGCATGGCTTACTACGATCTAGTAGCAGCTTAATAGCACTACAACTCTTTTCTTTTTTATTGTTAATCATTAAAGTTAATCATTGAATTTTCTTTATATACTCGCCACGCCTGCTGAAAACTTATATGTTAAAAAAACCATTTTATATATATGGCACAAATGCCGACATTACTTCCAAAAAGAGGTAGAAATCCAAAGATTAAAGAAAATATGGCTAATCGTAATAGCCATGGGTTCTGTTGCAGCTTCAGTAGAAGTTGATAATTTTGTGGATGGTTCACTTCATCAAACATCTATTAGGGATAGTGCATTTACACCTGCTCATTGGTGGTTATATTCTCATTTCGTGGCTTTGCCTTTGGGATGGGGAATGGCAGCTATATATGACAGGAAAGTTCCTGTTTTGCGTGGTGCAAACAACTCTATAAATACAGGCTTGAAATTAACCATATTAGGTTATTTGGCTACTATGTTTACCATAGGGGTAAATGAAATGTGGCACTTTTGGTTTGTAGAGGAAATCTTCGCAGTTCCTAATCACTGGATGTTTAACATGGGTGTTGTAGTGGCTTTCATGGGAGCATTAGCATACGTTGTACGTGTATATGCTAGATTAGTTGAACTTGGAGCAGAAACTCCGGGTGAAAATCCTTACGTTGCAGAAATGTATAAAATGGCTCTTGAAGGCAAACTATACAGTAGATCAATCCCATAATCCTTCTTTTTTACATACATTTATATTGCGGTATGTGTATTAACTTTTAATGACAGAAATGATTGAAATCATGAAAAATCTGAAAACTCAATGGGGGATTCTTAAAGATGATAAAAGCCCAAAAATTGATAGAAGAAAAGCTTGTAAACTAATCATTGATTTATCCAATGAAGCAAAAGGTTTAGATCCTAAGTTTGAAACTATTGATATGAATAATACTCAATATTCTGAGTTTGTTCCATCAACTTACAAAGTAGTAAGTAATGTAAATTGGGGGGGTATTGATAAAATTTCAATATCTGAACAAAAAGCATCAGATCTAGTAGATCGACTTGAAGCAATAGCAGTTGAAAAAACTAGAAAAAGATTACCTAATGAAGCAGAAGATTCACAGAAATTTGGAATGATCGTATCCGCTTATACAGATAAACTGTTAAAAGCATACACTTTCCAAAATTCCTAATTTTTACTAACATTTATAAGTAGGGTATATGTGAGAAATATAACATGGATTCAACTTTCATAAATATAGATTTGGAAAAAATTGATGATGTAATAGATCTAGAAGTATTTAGTGATGAACATTTTGGTGATCCTAAACGTGATATTGCATTATGTGAAAAAAGAGAAAAAGCAGTATTAGATGATCCATTAAGATATACCGCATTTGGCGGGGATATGTTTAACAATATAATGCCATGGGATAAAAGATATACCTTAGAATCTAGTGATCCTGTTCCTTCACTTACACGAGAGGTTGAAGCATGGGAAGAACATCATGCAACACTTTTTGACTTAAATGAACAATTAATTAAATCAGGTCAAGCACCTAAGATTTGGTATGGATTAGCAGGAAATCATGAATATATGGATAAGAATATTGACCATTATAGAATGAAAAGTATATTTGATAAACAAAGTATAAAATATTTGGGAAGTAAAGGTTGGGTAGGACTTCAAGTTAATTTCAATGATAAACCATTAAGAAGATGGAAACTATTTGTAGCACATGGATTTGGTAGTTCACAAGCATTAGAAAAACCACTTGAAGATATGAAGGTAAATAATTATGCAGATGTTTTCTTGATGGGGCATTTACATAGAAAATTTATCACACAACAAATTGTATATGATTATTCATTTGAAAAACAGGAATATGTTGAAAAAGAAATCGTTTTAGGAAATACGGGAACATTTAGTAATAGTATAATTAGAGGTAGAGATAGTTGGTTTGAACATAGAAACAAAGGTGTTCATTCAAAGCCGGGAACTATCACAGTATCTTTCGATGCTTATGGGGGTAAATTAGGTTGTCATTTATAGAGGATGATAGTATAAACGGATCAGTAATTGAATCAACTTCTGATGGTGATTATAAACCAAGACCTTCAAGTAGTCTTAGAAATAGATTAATTGAATATGGTATTGATCATAAAGAATTTACTAAAGAAGATTTATATCTAGATGTTAGTTCTAGCGGGGTGGCTACAGTTATTGTTAAATCTTTAATACAAAAAGGCATATTTGTAGAGCATACTTTCAACTGTAATAATTGTAAATTTTATACAATAGATAAAACAAAGATTAATATACAATAGGGTTATACTCATATTTATTGAAATATCCTGATAATTTAACTGAAGAAAATAAAATTTGGTGGAATAGATCACTTGTTTACTTCCATACTTGTCAAAAATCAAAGGGATTTTCAGGGGAATTTAACTGGATTAGGAAGGAATTAGGACTTATAGAGCCACCAAAGCCAAAACATAAAGAAGATCCTCAATAATACTTAAATAGTAAAAGATATTTAATTTACTCATGGCAATCGCATCTTCCGATATTAAATTAAGATACTCAGGCGGAGCAAGTAATACTAACGCTAATGCTTCTTATGGCGGTGCTATGTCAACAGCTTCAGGCGGTATTATTACTACAAACGTTATGAATAACGACATGGATGATATTACTTCAGCAGAAGCTTCTTCAGGAATTATCATTTATCACAACTATTATTATAAAAATGAACATGGCTCACTTACCTATATTAGTCCTAAATTTTACATTGATACTCAAACAAGTTCAGGTGATACAAGCGTTGCTATGGCACTCGTAGCAGAAGCAAAAAACACCGCAACAACAGCACTCGCTAATGAAACCACAGCACCTTCAGGAATTACCTTTACTACACCAGCAAATTACGCAGGTGGAATTGCAATCGGTAGTCTTGATGCAAGCGATTATAGAGGAATTTGGGTAAAATACATTGTAGGTTCTAGTGCATCCGCAGCTTTGGATACATACACACTAGGAATACAAGGCGACTCTAACCCATAGACATAGTATAAATTTTCAAGTGATATATACGCATATATTATATATTATATGATATATTTCGCTTCATCTAGAGCCAAAATATTTAAATACTAAACCGTATTCATTATATCATAATGCCTAAATTTAATGAATCCACATCTGAAGCTGAATTAAGAAAACAAGCAGAAGAAGATGTTGCAAGAATTTCTAAGACAATTCAACATGATTCTGCTGGTAGAGAATATACTTGGCAAGAAGATAAAGGCTTTTTTGAGAGTGAAGCAGATGAAAATGGTAAAACATGGATTAAAGGTATTGATTCAAGTGTACCGGGATTTTGGTTTAACTGTCCTAATATAACAGGGGCAAATTCAAAAGGATACGATATTGTGTGTGCAACACCACATTTCGTTTTCATATATCAAGATGGTGAGAAACTGACTTGCAGAAAATGTAATGAGGAAACAACCATAAAACTCGTAATTCCTGAAGGGGAGTAACGAGGTAAAAATATATGACAGATCTAACAGCACTAACTGAAATTACTAATCCGTCAACAGATGATATTCTTTATGTTGTCGATGCTCCGGGTTCATCAAAGAATCCTAGAAAAGTTAGTATTTTAAATTTAATTGATTCAAGAACAAAAACACTTCTTAATACAACAATAGATGCAGATGGAACAGGTAACAGTATTACTAACATTGACAATGCAAATATTAAGTCAAGTGCAGGAATAGACCATTCAAAATTAGCATCATTAACAAGTGGTAGATTATTGGTAGGTAATGGCTCAAATGTTCCAACAGGCGTTGATGTAACAGGCGATGTAACAATTAGTAATGCAGGAGTTACAGCAATAGGATCAACAAAAGTAACTAATGGTATGTTAGCAGGCTCTATTGCAAATAGTAAATTAGCAACAGATCCACTAGCAAGAGCAAACCATACAGGAACACAAGCTCATACAACAATTTCAGATTTTGATACAGGCGTTCAAGTAAACAGATTAGACCAAATGGCAGCTCCAACAGGTGCAGTTGCATTAAATTCACAAAAAATTACGGGATTAGCAGATGGTACAGCAGCTACCGATGCAGCTACAAAAGGTCAAGTAGATGTAGCAATATCTTCAGATATTACACTTAAAGGTGCTTATAATGCAAATACAAATAGTCCAAACTTGGATAGTAGTCCTTCTTCAGGAACTATTAAAAAAGGTGATCACTATGTTGTATCTGTCGCAGGAACATTTTATTCAGAAGCATTACAAGAAGGCGATAGTCTTATTTCAGAAGTAGATAATCCTTCAGCTATCGGGGATTGGATTATTACTAACAGTCAAATAGTAACACCAATAGTAACTGCAAACATAGCTGATGATGCAGTAACAACTGCTAAAATAGCAGATGATCAAATTACAAATGCTTTAATGGCAGATGATGCTGTTGGTCTTGCACAATTAAGTGCAACAGGAACAGCTGATAATACAAAATACCTTAGAGGTGATAACTCATGGCAAGTAGTAGATTCAAGTCCACTTACAACCAAAGGTGATGTTTATGTTCATAGTGGATCAGCAAATATAAGATTACCAGTAGGTGCAAATGGTAAAGCACTAAAGGCAGATTCTAGTACAGCATCAGGACTTGTTTGGGGTGATGCAGGTGGAGCAGCTATAAATGCAGCTTTCACAAACACAACTAACACAGCATACGCTGGTGATACAAATAACAATTATTCAAGTGTCGGGGCAGGCAATCGAGATATATATATTAAAAAAGTAGATACTAACAACGAAGGCGTTTTCGCAAAAGTTTGGAAAAACGGAGTAGCTGTAGAAGTACAGTTAGCTTAGGAGTTATTCAAATTGGTAGAATACCTAAGCGGTAATAGAATACAAGGAAGTTCTACATTAGGATATATAGATGGTTTAGGTTCATCAGCAAACGGAACTAATAGTGGTGCTACATTAAGCACTTCTGTTAAAAAATTCGGTGATGGTTCATTTAGATTTGTAGCTTCTGATCCTGATTGGGTTGACTTAGGAAATAACTTTACAGGTTTTCAAACTGGTGACATATCATGGTCATTTTGGTTTAGAGTTGATTCGACAAGTGGAACACAAGGAATGTTATCAAAAGATTTTACATCACATACGTCACCATATTACACGTTTTCTAATAGAACGGAAGGTTCAGATTCAAGCGATT